AAGTCAATTGATTTATTTAAATCATCAAAAAAATCTAAAAAATTCTCAGTATCATTAAATAAATCTTTTGTTCTATGTGAGAAATTATTTATAAAATGTAAAAATGCGCAACAAAACCAGCCACAGGCATTAGACATTAATGATTGTATATCTTTAGTATTATATGGCATATGTTCTTTACCAGTTGTTTTTTTAAAAGTATTAATAATATCAGTAGGTGGCGGAATACCAAAAGGATCAAAATAAATCGATTGTATTGATCCATTAGGATATTTATTAATTTGTAGACAAACCCAATGTGATCCAGAATTTAAACCACCACTTTCATTATATGTATCTTCTAGATTAATAATATATGATTTATTAAATTTAAATGTATCGGGGCTTTGATCTTTAAAAATAATTTCTTCTAATGGTATATTCATTTTACCACATAATTGTGTTAATTGATTGTCAGTTAGCATATTTATATTATATATTATATAATTATATATTTTTTTTTACAATAAAATATATAATTAATTAAAGCAGTATTATTATCTTTAAATATAAAGCCCAGTACCTTTACTAAATTTTTGATAAGCGGGCGGGAGTGTGGATTGAAATTGAAAATTAGCAGAAAATGGTTGTGATTGTAAAGCAGGAGGGAGTTTATGAATAAAACCACCATTTATACCAACATTAATAGAATGACGGCGCCTTTCTCTTAAACCATTACCTAAACCATTACCTAAACCATTACCTAAACCATTACCTAAACCATTACCTAAACCATTACCTAAACCATTACCTAAACCATTACCCCTAGCCATAATTTGTTGTGTAGTTAAATCCGCCGATAATTTATTAGCAATAGCATTATTAATAGAACTATTAGATAAATTTCCCATATTAGTACCTAATTGATCATTTAAATTTTGTAATGCCATATTTTTTGCGTATTCTTTATTTAATGTTGAGTTCTGATATTTAGAGGGATTAGCCAGATAATCATTTCCATAAGTAGATAAAGTAGCAACGGACGGAGCAATAAACGGGATTAATTGTGGTTGATACGCCCCTAAAGTAGCACCAGCAGCAGTTAAACCAGCAGTTAACCCTGATTGTGCCATCGGTAGATAATGTTCGGCAGTTTTATATAAAGCCTTTTGAGCAGTTTTTCCTATAAGTTTTCTTACACCTCTATCAAACTTTTTACCAAATATGCCTCCGCCTTCTATTGGTGTTTCTTTATTTTCGACAATTTCAGCAGGTGATAATGATATTTCGGCCCCTTTACCTTTTTTAAATGTTCTGTTTATTATATTATAATTTTCTGGATGAACTATTAAACAAACTCCCTCGCCTTCCATTTCAGGTGGTTTAACTCTAACTTTGTGTCCATTTCTTAATTTAGACATTTGTTTATTTGACATTTTAACCATTAAAGAATTTGACATTTTTTTATTCTATATATTATGATTAGAAAAAAAATAAAGGGATTATATAAATAATTAAATAAATATCAAAAAAGTCAAAAACAGGGGCATTATTTTATAAGTTTTCTATAAAAAAATAAATAAAATAAAAATAAAATAAAATAAAAATAAATAAAAATATCAAAATCTTTAAAAATAGTGCCCCAGTTTTCTACTTTTCGCCTAAATTAATAATTTCTAATAATCCTTTTCTAAATCTTTTATCGGGATCTTCTTCTAAATCTATTAATAATGGACTAAACTTTTCCCTAGTTGCATATTTATATAAATCTAATAACTCATCTTTTGTGATACCTAATCCAAACTCACTTAAAATTAAATTAACTTCTCTATTACCACTTAATTTTAATAAAACCATATATGAACAATTATTTCGTATTATTTTCGGTATTTTAAAATATGATTGACTTATAAAAATAACACTTACATTTAATTTCCTAGCTCGTATATAATATTGTTCAACTGATGATAAATCTTTAGATAAAACCAGATCATCCCACACTACTAAATGGTTTAAATCTTTATCAAAATCATCCAGTTTAGGCGTATAATGTAATCCTTCTTTTATGATTATTGATTCGCATTTAGAGTTAATCCATTTATAAAGTGGTTCGTCGGCATTTCTAGTTATTATATGAATAGAAGAAAAAGTTCCTTTATCACCACAACTAAATAAATGGATTAAATTAACTAAAAAATTAGTTTTACCAGAACCAGATGGCGCAACTATACACATACGGAATGGTAGTTTTAAATTATGTAAATCAAAATTAGGATTTTCAACTTTATCTAATAAATGTTTAGGAATTTTATCATACATATTAACAATTTTACCACCATTATTTTCTTTAATTTTTTTAGGCATTATATATATATAATTTAATATATTATTTTTATTATAAAAAATAATATCTTTTAATGATATATATAACATTAAAATATGCATATTTGTCTATTATGTAAAATTATTTTAAATGATGATACTATTGTATTTATCGGTGACAAAACAATATGTAAGGAGTGTGATTATAAATTAGAATTGTTTTAATTATTTTTTATTATAAAAAATAATATCTTTTATGATTTATATATATATTTAAAATGGCAGTTTATAATCCACCATCCGAAAATTTAGCAATATTTGATCCCAGCGTCTTTGTAATTAACGAAACACCACTAACAGTAGGTGACGCACTAAACTCATTTTTATCATATCCTTATGCACAGGGAACTGAAAATCTTCAGGGCATAAATGTTGATGGTGTCGCAACATTTAATAGCTTAGAAACACATAATCAAACAGAAACACATAATGGTCAATTAATAGTAAACAATAATGTAACGATAAATAATGCATCTGTGATAAATCAAACAGATCAAATAACAAATGTAAGTAATACATTAAAGAGTACTGATCTATACGGTGATTTTTCAATTTTATCAAATGGGACATACGGCGGATCACTTAGATTTGGACAGATCGGACAAATTAATTATGGTGATAATTTTACACAACAATATCAAACAGGAATACAGTTTGCGGTTACTAGTCAGTCATTAGGAGGTAACATTTTATTTCGTCAAAGAACCTCGACAAATATACTCAGAAGCCCGTTATTACTGTTATCAACTGGATCAACGTTCGCAACAACATCATCAGACGGTAATAATATAACTTTAGCAATATTAGAAACAGTTTCAGGTAATTTTATAGGAATTCAGCCGAGTGTATCAGTAGGACAATATATGCCCTGTTTAGCTGGCGATAATATGATAGTATCCAAAACACAAAATAATGCATTAAATAACACCGCATTAGTTATAGGTTGTCAGTCAGCATTCAGTAATGGCATAAAAATAGATAGTGTTAATAATATCTCTACATTAGGACAGGGAGGGTCAACAAACGGCGCATATAGTAATAGTTTTAGTTGTAGTAATACAGCATCAACAATAAACGGGCCCGCGTCTTTTACTTCAACATCCGCTCCAACATCCGCACAATCGCCGCCTTTATCAGTTAATGATGCGACAACTAAAATACCAACCACCGCGTGGGTCAGATCAGTTATAAATTCTCTACCAGTTGCAACAACACCATTAAACTATCTCAGAGGTTCGGTTCAAACAATAGGAACATCAGCATCTTTAACACCATTAAATTTTTTATTTACAGGAGCAAACTGGGCGATTGCAGAATTTTTTACATTAAAAATTTATTTTAGACAGGAATGGAATGAAATATCAACAACAGCACTACCCATTTATTATAATTCATATACGGGTTTAATAGATGTTTATCCATATAGATGCCCCACAACAGGAGCAACAACAAATTTATTAAGCGGTAGCATAAATGGAAATACAACATTTAATATAACTGGTACTCCCACATATGCGCCATTAGGTAGATTTTACTGGACTGAAAATTATACAGAATCAAACACTAGAGCAGCATCAGGTTTAGATACAGCAAATCCCATACAAATAACAACAGGTACTCAGCAACAATTTACATTTTTATTTGGATCACCGTTTTCCTCCTCTAATAATTCAACCTCAAACTCAACAACAACTATATATATAGAATTAATAAATCCAGGTTTAACAAATCAATCGGTGACAATATCGGGCGGAACTAGTTTTACAAATTTCTACTCAACTTTTTAATATTTTAATATTTTAAATCATTTGTAACTATTATATGAATTGTTTTTTTTTTATTTGTTTGATATAATTTATTATATTTTATAACATTATATATATTTTCGGGGAACAATAATTTAATGATCCATATTTCTTCTAAAATCAAACATATAAATGCATTTTGTAAATTAATATTATTTTTAAATAAATATTCATATATATTAACATCTTTATTAGTATAAAAATCATTACAACACATTAAATAAGGTGGATCCATTATTATACAATTTAATTTGTCATTTTTATATGTTTCATAGCAATCAATAGAATCCACACAACTAAAGATAATATTACCATTTTTAAAAAAATTATAAATTGGATACTCTTTCATATTAAATTTTCTGTGTTTAGTAGTTTGATCATATAATCCAGGTCTAATATTAAAATATTTGTTTTTTACAAACCACCCTTTTACATCATTATTTTTTATATATTGTGCATAGTGTTCTTTAGTATCTAATACATTATCTAATACATAATCATTAATGTAATCCTCAAATTCTTTTAATTTATCGTCGTCTCTCACAATTTCATACATTTCTTTTAAATATATATTATTATCATTTAAAATAAATTCTTTATCAGGATATAATGTCCATATGTAATAACTAATAGAACAGGACCCACAAAAGGGCTCAATAATTTTTTTATAGGTTTCTAAGTTAGGAATACAATCAACAATATTTTTAACTTCAGTTCTCTTATTACCAAAATAAGGCATATAAAAATGGTTTTTTTTCATAGTATATATTATAACTTAATATTTTTTTTATAAAAGAATATTAAACTAATTATTAAAATAAATATAATTATTTTCTTTTTTTATTTCGGATACTCGCCATATATTCTTTTGCTTCAGCACTACCTTTTTTAAATCTAACTCCTGAGCCACTCGCTTTATGAACAGCAGGTGCAATAAATTCACTTCCTATTTTACTACCAGCCGCAGATCCTAAAACACCTAACGCGGGCCCACCAACAGCATTACCAGCAGCCCCTAAAATAGCAGCAGTTGCGGATGGGATTCCATAAGTAATTAAATCACTAGATAAACCACCTTTTTTTTCTGTTATATATTTACCAGCAACATTAACATCTTTTTTTATCTCTTTACCAGCAACATCAACGCCTTTTTTTATATCTTTACCTAATTTTTTAAATGCTCTACCTATATTTATTTTACCACCTTTTTTTTCTTTTATCGCGTCAATTAATATTTTAGATTGTTCATAGTCTTTTTTATCTACGGGTTCTTTTGGATCAGTTATATGAGATGTTAAATGTTTTAATAACATATCGTAATTATCTAATACACCTTTACCAGTTAATATTACATTAGCGGTTGCTCCTATATCAGTTATAGTATTTGATAATTTTCGTAGCGATGGTAGATTATTAAATAAATCTTTTGTATTTTGTTTTATAAATGTAAAATCATCATTATTACCTAAATTATTAGATTTTAAAAATGCAACTATAAAATCCTGACAATTATTATCTCTAGCACTGTAACCGTAAAATTTTTTATCTCCCATATATTTTTTTGTATTTAATAACATATCGTTTAAACTAACGGGCATTATAGTACCAACAACAGTTTTTGATTCTGTATTAGGACGGTTTTTCGGTTCAATGTCCATATTTATAACTTCATTTTTTTCTAATAATACATTTTGACCATTTTCTAAATTTAATATA